CGCTTGACCAGCACCAGCGCGCGATCGCTTTTCATGCCGCCGCCGATCAGGCCGAGCCGCAGCACCTCGCGCACCTCGTTCGGCCAGCAATTGCCGCGCGCCATCGCCTGCAGCAGATCGGCCGGCCCGATCGAGGGCGCGCCGATCGCGACGCGCGGCCGGTTCACCAGCTCTTGCAGCTCGGCCCACTGCCCGAACGCCAGGCGAAACGTATACTCGGCGTCGCCGAATTCGAGCGAGGCCGAGCCGTCTTCCGCACTCATGGAATAGCCACCGGCACAATGGCGCCGTCACTGACAATGGTCACGGCCATATTGACCTTTTGGCCGCGCTCGGCCGTGATCGCGATTTCCTGCAATTTGGCCGGCATGGTCCAGGCGAATTCCGGCGGCGTGCCAAGTTCGATTTTGACGTTGCGCGTAACGCCATCGTTCCACCAATCTTCCCACAGGTCGTAGGATTCCTTTGCGACAACGCCGGCGCCGGCAATCGAGCCCTGGTAGCTAACCACGTCGCGGCCGAGCCAGGACGGCAGATCGGGATTACTGCAGTCCGGCACGTTGGTGTCGTTCATGTTGGCGGTGCGTGTCAGCCCTTTCGAGGTTAGGCCGCATGGATCGGAAAACACTTCCGGCGTGGCGCCGTTGCCGATCTTCACGAGAAATTTGGAATAGGGATAAGTGGTCGCTTGGGCCATGGCGCTTTGCTCCTATGCTTCTGGCTCGGTCCAGGTGTGAACGGTAATGACGGCGTGCGCGGTGAGCCCGTCGGGGTCGCGCATGTATTGGGTTTGCTCGATCGTCATCTCGACCAGGCGCTGGCCGCCGTCGAGCACCAGCTCGGCCAGGTCGAGGTCAGCCGCGATCGCGGCGCCGATCTGTTTGACTTGCACGGTGGACGGCCCGGCGGCCCAGGCATCGATCTGCAAAATCGCTTCGCCGCCGTCGAGGCAATCGCCATGCTCGGGCAGCATCTGGAACGGTCCGAACGAAACGTAAGGCTTGACCGCGTTCGCCGGCACGCCGTCATAAACCCGGCCGCCGACCAGCGGCCCGGTCGCGTGGTTGTTGAGCCAGGCCACGATCGCCTTTTGCAATTGCAGCGACGGATCGGAATAGCTCAAATGGCCACTCCGCTTTCCGCAAGCATGTCAATCCACTTGCCGTGGTCGTTATTGCCGAGGTTTGGATCACTCACCGCGCGCACGTTGTAAGCCACCGCACTGCGCACATCGGTGGCCATCCAATCGGGTGCGATCGCTCGCGTGTTGGCGGTTTGCCGCACGCGAATGATCACCGGTTGCCGGCCGGCCAGGCGCGCGGCTTCGACCGTTTCGCCGCCGAGCCGCGGCGTAATGTTGGCATCGATGGTGAATTGATCGGCCCAGCCCTGCGTAACGTTGCCGTATTCGTCGGTGACGCTGTCGGGCTGCGCAAACGTCACCACCTGGCGCAGACCGCCAGCACCGGCACCGACAGGCATCGGCTAGAGCTGCACACCAGGGAATTGAATATCGAGCGCCAGCACCGTGGTCGACTTTGCCAGGCCGATCAAACAGACGCTCTCGCCCGTGCCGACATCCACGCGCGGACAAATCCCGCCAGGCGTGTCCGATGCATAATAGTCGGTGCCAGCCACCAGCGTGGCGCCGATGGTGATATCGCCCGCCGTCTGCACATTGATCGGCTGGTTTAGCTCGGCGGCATGCAGCGCGACACCGGCGGGGCGCCGGGCCTCTTGCGCGGCGGCGTTGGTATCGGTGAGCAGGTATTTTTTGGTGGTGCTATCTTTGTACACCAGCTTGCCGGCCAGGATAGAAACCCCGGCAGTGCCTTCAACCGTTTGCGCGTTGCTGCCGGCGACGACATTGGCCGGCGTGATAACTAGATCAGTCATTTTCCATTCTCCCGTTTCGGTCGGAACGCAGCGCTTGCATCTCTGGTGAGATACGTGCCGACCGCATGAGACGTCACGATGCGGCCGGCGCCCGCGTCAACGATCTCGCGCACGGCGCTTTCGATGACATGGGCATAGGTGACGCCGGCGAGAAATCGCACCGTGCGCCGTGGATGTGCGCGATAGTCATAATCCTGGAACATCTCGACCGTCTTCATACGCGCGGCACCCAATACGGCGCGAACACATCGGTCATCCATCCTGGTGTGGACGCTTGCGCGCCAGGCACCAGGATTTCGCGGTTTTCAAACAGGTGTGCGGTATAGAGCAGCAGAATATTCAGGATGCCGGCCGGCAGCTCGCTCACGCTCCAGTAACCGCTGTCAAACGTCACCGCCATGCCGGACACGAACGCGCCCTCCAGCGCATAGATGCCCACGCCCTTGGTGGCGAGCGTGGTCACGCTATAGCTGGCGCTGATGTCGGTAGGGTTATCATCGTCGCCGGTCGTCACCGTCCAGCCGTCGAGCGCCACCGGTGTTTCCGGTAACTTCGCCAGGCCGTTGCAAAAATCACTGGCCACCGGCGACCACTTGAACGTGGCGCCATTGACGGTGACGCCGCTGCCCGCCTCAAACCAGGCAATCGCGCGGCCGATCGCGTTGGTGATGTAATCATCGTCATCGGTCCAGCGCACCCGAAGGTGTGACTTGGCGAGCGACAGCAAGCCCTTTGGCAGCGCTGCGGTGTCGAAGTCTACGATTTCCACATTGCCGATGCTCATTTGGTCTTGATCCTCAGGCGCACGGTTTGATCGAACGTGCGGCCGCCCGTGGTGACGATGCGGTTAAGCACGTCATAAGTTTTGCCGAGCGTGCCGCTGCGCAGCCAAATGATGGTGCCGGTGGTCGACTTGCTGTCGCTGTCTTTGATCAAGCCTGTCTGCACGATCCAGCTCGATTGCGCGATGGTGTCGCCGCCCAGCCGTTGCGTCCAATCAACGGCATAGTCGGCGATTTCGTCAGGGTCTTTCGGCGGCCAGCGTTTCGCCATGTTCGTTTTGTCCTGGTTAAGCCGCGCGCGTATCTTCAGCGGTCGCAGCCACGCGATCCTGTTCGTCTGCTGCAGCCGATGCGTCGACCGGGTCGACCACCACGCCGCGAATTTCCTCGTCAACAAATGCGATCCGCTCCGGATCGATCGGACTCGGCTGGATCGCCAAAGCGGCCGCCTGGCCGCGCCCGATGCCGGCGGCATTGGCGATCGCTGACACCACCGCGGTAGCCGCGGAAACGCCCTGTGCGCTTCCGACGCCGGCGGCATTCGCAATCGCTGCGACCGGTGTGCGGCCGCTCGCGGTGCCAACGCCGGCAGCGCTGGCGATCGCGGCATTGATCGCGCGGCCGACCGCGGCAGCAGTGCCGGTGCCGGACGCGGTTGCAACAGCCGGCCCTGGCGCACTGGTCGCGGCCGCGGTGCCCGTACCGGTGGCCGCGGCGATCGCCGAGCGAATGCCGGTCGCGGTCGCACTGGCAGCACCGGTGCCAGCCGCTGCGGCGGTGGCCGATTTAATCCCGGTGCCCGTCGCGGCCGCGGTGCCCGAGCCAGTAGCGGCCGCGGTCGCGGAGATGGTCACGGTCGCCGACGTGAGCGCCGTGGCGGTGCCGGTGCCGGACGCGCTTGCTACCGCCGACGCGATGCCGGTGGCGCTGGCCGTTGCCGCACCGCTGCCCGCGGCTGTTGCGGTTGCCGCCGCAATGCTGTTGCCGGTGGCGCTTGCCGCGCCGGTGCCGGTGGCCGTCGCTGTGGCCGGACTAATGCCGGCGGCAAGCGCGGTCGCAGTGCCTGTGCCGCTCGCCGATGCCGTCGCGGCATTGGTAACGGTCGCGGTTGCGGTTGCCGCACCGGTGCCCGATGCCGCGGCGACACTCGGCACCAGCGCCCGGCCCTGTACCGAGCTGGTGCCAGTGGCCGTAGCGTTGCCGACCGCGCTGGCAATGCCGGTGCCGGTGGCCGTCGCGGTGCCGGTGCCCGATGCCGCGCCGACCGCTGAAATCGTTGCCGCGCCGGCGGTGATACCGGTCGCGAAACCTAAGCCGGATGCGGCCGCAGTAGCTGCTGCGGTCGCGCCACCGACCACGTTGGACGAACTAACGCCGGCCGCGGATGCGGTCGCGGCT